AAAATAAATATATATGGAACTGAATCAAGAAAAAAAAGAGACTTCTTTCATTAATCACATTTTCTCAAATACAGATGAAGATAAAGCCGAAATGCTGAATGTAATACAATATGGCTTAATGGCTATAATACCAGTAATTGTATTAAATAAATTAATCCATAGATTTATTCCAGAAGCCGATCCGGATAAATCTTCGTTGGAACTTTTAGTCGAAATGTCCATTCAAGTAGTATTGATATTTGTAGGTTTAATTTTGATTCATAGAATCATTACTTTCTTTCCTACTTATAGCGGATTCAAATATGAAAACCTTACATTGACAAATATAATTTTAGCCTTTTTAGTCATTGTTCTCAGTATTCAATCTAAATTGGGTCTTAAAGGTAATATCCTTTTTGATAGAGTCATGATATTATGGAATGGACCAACTGAATCAACTGATGATGAGCCAAAGAAAAAATCGCGACATAGTCCTAGTCGCGCTGACGATATGGATAATTCCCATATTCAACATGATATTTTTCCACCCGCACCTGTAGCCACTACAAAGCCAACTAATGATTATGGAGTACCCGAACCATCTATGCAATATGAAATGGGTCCTATGGCAGCTAACTCCATTTTAGGCGGTGCCTTCGGTTCTAGTTTTTAGAATAATATAATAGAATTAATGTTTTACATCTTTTCGATCGAAAAAAATTGATTTAATTTTAATAATATTAATTTGTAAATATAATTTGAGATGGTTAGAACTAATATTAAAACAGAAACTATTAATAGTATTTATCAGAGAAATACTAATAATGATTGGGATAATACAGGACAAGGTATTTCTATTGAATCCTCTTTTCAAAGAGGTGATGAAGAAAACGGTATTTGGTCAATTGATTTCAGGCGATGTTATATAGATACATTACAACGCGGTTATCCACCAGGAATAATGATATTTGTCAAAGATAATAAATCAACTACATCTTATAGTGATCCTTGGAAAGTACTTGATGGTGGAAATCGTACAAGAGCTATCCGAGATTTTATCGATGATAAATATGAAGATCTTAATAAGATGAAATATAGTAATTTATCTGAAAAAGAACGAGCAGAATTCAATACAATACTTATTCCATGTCAGGAAATTACAATTGAACGTACTGATCCAGATAATACTATTGCGCACATGTTCATTCGGTTGAATACAAAAATAAACCCTCTACGACAAGGTGAACTTATTAAATCACATGGACATAGAGGGGATATTTGGGAAATAGAAATGGCCAAAAAAATTATTGGAGATACTTGGACATCTACATTTGAAGATGATATTAAGGTAAATGGATTATTAAATATAGAATATATCCAATCTTTATGGAATAGTTCTTTTGGAGAATTAAAGGAAACAAATAGATGTGATAGTTTAGCAATGATTACTGGATTTATAATTTCAGCAAAAATTGGTGATTTTACTTTATTTGATAAACGATATGATAAATTATCATGTAACCTAAGTCCATGCGGTTATTGGCCAACATATGATGATTATGTAACAATATATAGCAAATTATCATTATTGGTGAATATTGTTAATAAAATTACAGATAAAAGTATATTTGGTAAGATATGTAAAGGTGTGCCACCACAAACCAAAATTGCCCCTCTTTGGAAAATAATATGTGAAGGAAGACTTAATGAAATTGAACAAAATAAATTTATTCGGTTCTATAATTATGCCAATGATAATATTGTTCTAAAGAACCAATACTTGAATCTATTTAAGGATACAAATAGTGAAACCAGTAATTTTAAAATACAAAGAATAGTTGATTTTATATTGAATTATGAATATGTTCCATAAATATTTTACGCATCTTTACAACGCGCATATGATTTACGATGATATTGAGATATACCATGTTTTTCAATACCTTCTAAATGTTTTTTTGTCCCATATCCTACATTATTTCTCAAATCGTATTTTTCATGTAATTCGGGTTCGGCATCACATAAATCAGAAATATATGTATCATGGGTATATTTAGCCAATATTGAAGCAGCGGCAATGAAAGAATATGTATTGTCTCCTTGTTTTATTGTAGTAAATGGAACACATATATCATTATGGATGAATGACAAAAAATCGTTACCATCTACTACTGCGAAAATTTCACTACTATCCAACTGATCTATGACATTAGAAATGGATTGACGCATTGACTTTAGCACAGCTTGGCGAATATTTATTTTATCTATTTCGTCAGCTTCGATGAAATCCACGGAGTATGCAATAGCATTGGTTTTGATATAATCACTGAGTTCTTTCATTTTTTTTCGTGATTTGATTTTTTTGCTGTCTTTCATTAGATGATGATCAAATTCTTCGGGTAATACTGCTGCGGCAGTGTACAAACGACCAAAAAGTGGTCCACGAGCACATTCATCAACGCCAATTTCATATTTGTTAGCAGGATTATGTTTAGTTTGTAACATATGTATAATATGTTATAAATGTATTATATTTTTATGTTTTATAAAGAATTATATAAATCCAATCATTATATATATATATAATGATAACGATTCATTTAATGGGGGGATTAGGTAATCAGTTATTTCAGATATTCCATTTAATCAATTATTGTTTAGAATATAAAGTACCATTTTATTTCGAACATCAAAAACAGTTACGTTATGATAGACCATTTTATTGGAATAATTTTTTGAAATCATTACAGTTATTTGTGAAAGATGCTGTTCCAAATTTACCATTATATCGTGAATCTGGTTTTCATTATAATCCTGTGAAATCATATGATTCAATGAATAATGCATTTAAATTTTATGGATATTATCAGTCTTATAAATATTTCAATAAACATGAAGAAAATATATTCAAGTTGATCAAATTAGACGAGCAACAAAAAGAAATTTATACTAAATATAAGGATATTTATGATTTTGAAAACAGTATATCGTTACATTTCAGATTAGGAGACTACAAGAATATAGGGCCTAATTATCATCCAATTGTTACAGAAGAATATTATGAAAAAGCACTTAATAAAATTATTGATATAACAGGTAATGAAAAACAAAACATAATATATTTCTTTGAACAAAAGGATTTGTCCATTATAAACAATAAAATAAAATATTTGGAAACTAAGTTCACCCAAATGAAATTTATTCCAATTGATACGAAGATAGCAGATTATGAACAGTTACTTTTAATGAGTCTATGTAAACACAATATTATAGCAAATAGCACTTTTAGCTGGTGGGGAGCATATTTCAATCGCAATCCTTTAAAAAATGTAGTTCATCCGGCTGTAGATTCATGGTTTGGTCCAAATCTTAAAAAAAATCAAACACACGATTTATGTCCGAAAACATGGATTGAAATGTAGTTATATAAAGGTTTTGTTTTATATAATAAAAATGACATTCGTCGGTAAAATATGCTTGGTTGGTCCTGGTATTATGAGTATACCACCACAAGGGTGGGGTGCGGTGGAAATCCTTATATGGGACTATTATCTGGAGTTGAAAAAAATGAATATAGATGTTACAATAATTAACAAAATTCGAAATAACGAGAGTGAACAAAGAAATATAAATTCTACATATATTCAAGAACTTTTATTTGAAATCAATTCGGGAAACTATAACTTTGTACATATTCATTATGATGTTTTATTTCACATAGCTGATCATATAAACTGTAAGGTTGGCCTTACCAGTCATTATCCATATATTGATAATCCGGCGAAACATCGAAACGACGGATTTGTTCCTATTTTTGATAAAATGGTAAACGGTCATCATTATAATTTTGTTTTGGCAAATAAAGATAAGATTTTTTTAGAATCACATGGTGCCATCAATTGTCATATATTGGAAAATGGTATAAGTAAGGAATTGTTTTCATTCTATGAAGTTCCCGAATTCCCAAATAAAACTATTTATTTGGGTAAAGTAACACAACGAAAAAGACAACACGTATATTGTAATTTAGATAACATTGATATTGTTGGACCTGGTGGTAATCATTTGAAAAATTGGAAAGGTTCTTGGTCACGAGATGATGTTTATAAAAATCTTTCGAAATATGGTAATATTCTTCTTATTAGTGAAGGTGAAGCCGATCCATTGGTGATAAAGGAGGCATTAATATGCGGATTGGGTGTGGTTGTGAATGAAACTTCAGGAAAAAATTTAATAGAAAATGAATTTATAACTATTATTGAAGAGAGTAAAATTAATGATTTATCATATATTCAGACGAAAATAGATGAGAATAGAAAGAAAAGTATTCCAATGAGAAAACAAATCGTAGATTATGGAAATGATAAGTTTGGATGGAATAACTTAATAGATAAATATTTACTTAAAATTTGTAATTGATATTATATATATGGTTGAAGGATATTTTGTTATGGGGTTTGGCCAGAAATACATTGATGAATGCGAAAAGATGGTGGAAACTTTAAAGGTATTTGATTCAAAAAGACCAGTAGCATTAATGACGCATAAAGTAGATGAAAAATATGTAAATACAAAAAAGATATTTGATGATATAATTTATGTGGATGATGAAGATATCAAGGATGATAATATCCACAATTCCTTTTGTGTAAGATCAAGAATACATATGCCAAAATATATGCCTTATGATAAGATAATTTCATTAGACAGCGATATGATTTGTTTATATAATCCTCAACATGCTTGGGATTTTTTTAATAATACTGATCCACCATTTATGTGTTGTGGATTTGAATATGAAAAATGTTGGCATTGGGGAAGAGTTGATCAAGTAATCCAAAAAGTTGGTAGAAGAATTCCAAGTATACACGGCGGCGTGTTATATTTTAATAAAAATCATATTAATTTTAATAGATTTTATGAATACACAAAAGACGCTTTAAACAATTATGACAAATATAATTGTATGCGTTCATTTAGAGGAGGAATGACAGATGAAGTGATTTTTTCTATAGCGATGGCAAAACTGGATATAAAACCTTTACATTATGAAAATTATCCGATTGTTAGTTTTAATTTACCTATTACAATTGAATTACCATGTTATGTACAAAGCCGTGATGGCGAAAATACACAAAAACACATTCTAACTAAGTACCCAACAATATTCAATCATCTTTTCTTCCACGAGAAATCTATGCCAAAAGAAAGACAAATTAAATTAGAAGGTTGGTATAATGATTTTCATAGGAAAATAATTAATAATGATTCATTATTAACTCTCTCAAAAAAAACAATCGTATGTACAATGTGCACTGGAGATAAATTCACTTCTATTAAAAACAGATGGTCAAATATAATTAATGATAATATTAGTGATTGTAAAATTGAATTCTTCACAAATATTACTTCTAATAAATGGTATAATAGACTTGTATCTATATGTAATTTATATTCAGAATCCGATACAATAGTTCATATAGATATGGATTGTATTTTAATGAATAATATAGATGAAATATTAAAACTAAAAGAATATAATGCAATTTTTTCCTCTGAAAATTATGGTAACAATGCATTCCCAAAAGAGTATTCAAATAAATTAGGATTTGGCATATGTTGTGGGTTTTTCATTATAAATAAAATCACAAATAGTAACTTACTTTTAGATTCTTGGTTAAAGAAAACAAAAGAGTGTAATGATGACCAAATTGGAATAATGAAATATATTTGTGATAATAATTATACTATATCCAGTATTAATATATTACTTAATAAAAAATCATTTAATTGTAAGATAATACAGGTTGAAAATATAAAAATATTAATTTTAAATCATGATATAATAGGGAGAAGTAATTTTATATTTAAACAAGCATATGGTAACCATATTATTGCCAATAATTTATTAAACAAATCATTAGAGTATTATATAGATCAAAGTAGCAATGAGTCAATTATAAAAAATTCGATATGTCATTGTTCAAATCCAGCGAATTCTTCATGTGGTTATTGTTACAATAAAAAATTACCCATATCTAAATATGTATGCGTGACATCACTGTATGATATTGGAAGGAAAGATAGAAATTTCGGTTTTTACATTGATAATATTAAAAAATTATTACAATTTAAAATGCCATTGATCATATTTTGTAGTAACTCTACTTATAATCAATTGAAAGATATCAATCGTGAGCACTATGTACAGTTTATTGTACGCGAGTTTGAAGAGTTAGATTTTAATAAAAAACATTATTCCGAAATTAAAAATAATATTTCAAGTGAGAGTTATAAACGTAATGTTAAACATTATGGAAGACCTGAAACAGTGTATCCTGAATATAACATTATACAATATAGTAAATTTGATTTCATTTCTGAGGTAAAACAAATTGTAAATTCAGAATACTATATATGGATAGATGCTGGAGTACCACGTTTTTTTGATAATGTACCAACAGATATATGGCCAAACTATGAAAAATTAAATGATAAAATAATTGTTCAAACATTCAAAGAAGCAGAAATAAATGAAAAATTTAATAAGAATTTCAATGATATTTTGAATTGTATTAATTTGGAAAATGAGTGTAAAATGTCAAGGTATTTGATCATAGGTACAACGTTTGTGGTTCCAAATAAAGATGTTGAATGGTTGAAAACGAAAGTCAATGAAAAATACAATGAAATGTTGCGTTATGGATATTTAAATAATGAACAAGTGGCAATTGAATTTGTTGTCAAAGAAAACTTAGAAAGATTCGATGTAAAAATAAATAATTCCAATAATTGGTACAATATGTTTAAATATATTTAAATAATACTATTATAGATATATATTATGGAAAAATATATATATATTTCAATTCCAAAAACAGGAACAAATAGTGTTCATGAAATTATGGGTCAAACAAAGTACAATCACATTACAGCTAATACTATAAAGACTGTAATTGGAGAAAATGAATATAACTCTAAAGAAAGCTTTTGTTTTATTAGAAACCCAGTGGATTTAGTGAAATCTTGGTATTATTATCATAAATATAACCCACGTGTTCCAAAGGACGAAGGAGCCCTATATTATCCAGATACAATTGATAAATGGGTATTTGATATGAATTGTAAGACACATTGGGAAGAAAACAAACATACTCAAAACAACAAACTATGGGATGTAGGTATGTCGCCATTACATCAATGTAATTGGATAAAAGATGTAAATGATAATATAATTGTAAATGAAATTTATAGATTTGATGATTTGAATAAAGTATTGGAATACAAATTTTCTAAGAAAGTAAAAACTAGCAATAAATCAAATAAGGATTTATTTGAATTGAGTACTGAAGTAGAAAACGCAATAAAAAATAATTTTCATGAAGATATTGAATTATATGAAAAAATATGTCCCTTTATACCAAATCTTGAATAGTCTTCAAATATTGATTTTGAATAACATTTTTCCATGAAAACGTCTCCAATGCATACTTTCTTATTTCCTCTCTCTTCGATAAACTCACCTCTCTATTTTTTGCTAAGGCATCTGATAGATAATTAATGTCATTAAATTTATTATCAGGGATTATAGTAATAAAATCTTTTGTTCTATCTAGATTTGCCGCACTTATTTCATTACAAACCACTCCCAATCCAGCAATTAATGCTTCTTTTATAACCAGTGGATCTGCTTCACCATCTGACATTAATAATATATTAGCATAATCTGTTAATGTGGTATATAAATGTTCCTTGTCCCATGAACCCAAATATCGCGGGTGTGCTCTATCAAATGGAGAATTGGCTATTTGTCCGACAAAATGTAAATTATCGATGCTCTGATATAAGTATTGTCTTTTTCGCATTTCTATTTTACCTATATATATGCTACGATCGGGATACATTGGTACTTCTTTATATAAAAATAAATCTTCACGAGCACCATTGTGAATAACATTTACTTTATCCTCTGGTATATTTGCCTGTATATACACATTTTTAATAGGTTCACTAAGCGCGAATATATGTACATATTGATGAAATTTCAATAAATTCTGAAATGGGGTATACATTCGTTTATTTGTAAATATTTGTGGTAAATATGCCCAATGTGTTGTATAAAGTATAAGTTTACAATAAGGATGAATATGTGGAGCAAGAATAATCAAGTCGTCATACATGATATGTACTACATCAAAATTACCGTTTTTAATAAAATCTACAACTGCAATATTGTTTTGGTTACTAATAAACTCAATGTTGTGATTGGCTTTCTTTAAATTTTCATAATAATCCCATACAATTATTTCACAAGCACCCCAAGCTTTTGGAGGTATTGGTGTACCAGGACCTATCAAACATATATTCATATAAATTTATATAAAAAAATCCTTTATATAAATTATAATGGAAAAGAAATATAATCTTACATGTGTTTCTGGTTATTGGAAAATAAAAAACAAACATAATAATAGCTTCGATAATTGGTTCGATAATACTTTGAAAATAAACTGCCCATACATTTTTTTTGGTAATAAAGAATCAATTGAAATGGTGAAAAAATTTCGAGGGGACTTACCAACATATTATATTGAATTAGATATTGAAAATTTTCACACTTACAAATATTATGACAAGATGATTGCTCATCCCATACATTGTCCTTCGGTAGAACTGAATCTTATATGGAATGAAAAAATTTTCTTATTAGAACAAGCCCTTAAAGAAAATCCCTATTCGACAGATTACTTTTGTTGGATAGATGCGGGAATATGTGTATATAGAGAAATTAAACCACCAAATGACCCATTTCCTAATATTAAAAAGTTGTCTATTATGCCAAAGGATAGACTCATATATTCAGCTAGTACCGATTACAATAAATCACTTGTAAAAAAAAGTAATTACTATCATCATGTTTGCGGTACCAGTTATATTTTACATAAAAATATTATACCAACTTTTGTTAAATTATATGAAACATACATGGATAAACTTGTAGATAAAAACAACTTATGGACCGATCAATTAATATTAACACATATTTTTAAAGATAATGAGGATTTATTTTTCAAAATAGCGAATGGTTATGGTGAAATAATACCCAAACTTTATTAATTCCTTTTATATAACCATTTTTTTTCTGGATCCAGCATTAAATGATTATAATTTGTATTCCTTTCCTCTATGTCACTATAGTTTTCATATTGTGTAACTGTAAGTGGATATAGAAAATACCAGTCATCTTTTGATTGAAGATGTTTCCAATACATATCAATCGCATAGAATCTCTTTTGATTTGTACGTAATAATTGTTGTAATCCTGTTTTGAAATTATCTATAAGTGTCACATAATAATGTTTGTTTACCACATAACCAGTCGTGGTTTGAATATTAGTTACTTTAAGACAAAAATCATCTATTTGTGTATAAGGCTGTATTACATTTCCTCCTATTAATAACACATCCCACGTTTTAATTTTATCATTAAACTTTGTCAAACTTTGTATCATTCTATTGGAATCCAAAAATGTTATATCATCTTCACATATAAATACTTGATCATAATCATTTTGTATTGCTAATTCCAAACATTTTATATGACTTAATGTACATCCTACTGCACCGTTTTTCATCTTTATAGCATTGAATCTATTATATTTCAAATTAATTTTTCGAAATTCTTGTTCAACATGTACCATACGATCTGTTCGCGTTTCCAGATTTATTACAAAGTTGTTTTGTAATAATTCCATTTATAATTATATAATCCATATTTTTATATAATTAAAATTAGAATTATTTACAAACGAGGTACAAAATCCATGTTATCCAACATATTCATTTTTTTCAAAGAATTTTCCAAATTATCTTTGCCATGATTGAATAAATAATCGGTTTTTGGACTTATTTCATTTTTCTTTATTTGTTTATACACCGCATCAATATTACCTAATACTTGTTTGAGTTTTTCTTTATCATATATTAGTTCAATATTACTTGAAACATGTTCAATCAATATTTCTAATACAAAATAGATCAAATATTTCTTTTTCTTTGCGGTACCAGTCGAATACTTGACACAAAATAATTGTTTGATCGAATTCACTATTGATACTATTAATGGGTTATTTTTTTTATTCGCCATTATTTCAAATAATTCCCATAAAAGCCATATACTATCTCGTTTAAATTTATGTTCTACATCAACATCACGTAATTTACATTTTGTTTTCATCTTCTTTTTACGACAAATACTATCAAACTCTATTAACCATTCTACCCAATAACATGCTTCTTTCATATTTGGTACTGGACCATTTATGTGATATCCCAATTCATTCATCGCTATAAATAATTCCTTAGGATCTTCCACGTCAAATATATCACATGTATACGTTGTTTCTTTGGCTTTTAACCTCTCTTTTAACATTGTCAAATCAAATTCTTCTTCTTTTAATAATTTCACTGTCTCAAATCCCGGTTTTTTAACACTTAGACAAAGAATTGTTATTATTTCTGCGAATATTTGACGAATTGTGAAATTATTTCGCAAGTCTAATACGTAATTATAATGTTTTTGATTCATTATATTACGAAATATTTCATAACGTTTTACCAAATAAATCGGGATTTTGGGATTACCATTATGGATATATTTTCCTATGAATTCGAAAATACATTCCCATAATTCTGAATAATGTCCTGATGCTATCATTTCGGCAGACCAATAACATGATTCTTCTAATTTTCCAACATTTATGTGTTTTATTAATTGTTTACGCACTTCTGTGAGTTTATAATTAGAAAATGATATTCCCCTAAATCCGTCTTCCATTCTTATATCATTGAATTTACTATTTTCCGATATAGACATATATACATATAAAATATTGGTTATATTTTATATATTACGCATTTCCTCGATAAAAAATAGGTATATAAAACATAATATAGATATTACGTAACAATACGTGGTACTACATTGATTGTTTGTAATTCTTGAAATAACAACTTATTCGCATAAGGCATTTCTACTAATGAAAAGTCCGTCTTGTTATCACATGTTCGGCACTGATATATCGTGAAATCGCTCTTACTATAAAAGTTATTACGTTGACCATCATTATAAGTGGCCATCATACCACATTTCTTACATATATGTACTTTATATTTATCCGAAACGTCAAATAATCTTTCTTTACAAAATCGCGTGGCTCCATGAGATATCAATACATCACGTTCCATTTCACCTACCCTTAATCCACC